ACAATTAAACGCTAATTTTTAATATTTTCTAGGAGGAAAATACTATGCCAGCAGGAAACTCAAACTTTGATGCTATTCTTTCAACAACACTTGCGAACTATCGTGACCAGTTGACTGATAACATCTTTACAGCACGCCCACTTACATACCACCTTATGAACAAGGGTCGTATTCGTATGCTTAATGGTGGTACCAAGATTGTTGAGCCTCTGATTTATGGTCAGAACTCAACTGTGGCTCCATACTCTGGTTACGATACGATTTCGTTGACACCACAAACTGGTATTTCAGCAGCAGAATTTGAATGGAAGCAGTACGCTGCTAGCATTGCAATTTCTGGTATTGAAGAGGCAAAGAACAACGGTGAGCAGGAAATCATTAACTTGCTTGAAGCCAAAATTATGCAGGCTGAAGAGTCTATGCGTGAAGGTTTCAACCAGATGTTCTTTGGTAACGGAACCGACACCCTTGGTGCTGGTGGTACAGACTCAGGTAAGTCTTGGAACGGTCTTGGAAACTTGATTGAATCAGGCAACACCGTTGGTGGTATCAACTCAGCAACTGGTCAGGATAATGACTGGTGGCGTTCGTACGAGGAAAACACTGCTGGTGCTTTGACCCTCGCACAAATGGCTACAGCCTACAACACTGTATCAGTCGGTAACGACCATCCCGATATGGTTCTCACAACTCAAACATTGTTTGAGAAGTACGAGTCACTTCTGCAACCACAGGTTCGTTACACGGACACTGCGACAGCAAACGCTGGATTCCAGAACTTGCTGTTCAAGGCTGCGCCTGTAACTTACGATGTCCACGCACCTGCTGGCAATATGTTCTTTGTTAACTCAAAGTATATGTCACTTGTGGGTCACTCAGGTAAGTGGTTCTCCAACACGGAGTTCGTACGCCCTGAAAATATGGATGCACGCTACGCTTTGATTATGTGCTACGGTAACCTTACAATCCGTAACCGTAAGAAGCAAGGCAAGTTGACAGCCAAGACTGCCTAATTAGCAGTAGAACAAAGAGGACAATGGTGGGGGATGTATTTCCCCCACCTAGTCTGAAATATTAAGGATTATATAATGGCTCCTAAACCTAAATTACCTATTGGTGATGACCTTGCAAGATTGCTGAAGTTGGCTTTGGCTGGTGTTAAAGGTCCAGCAAAAAAGGTTCAAGCAAACCGTATTGTTGGCAAATTGGAATCAAAGGGTAACCCTGCTGTTTCTGGTATGCGTACTAAAGCAGGCAAGATGGAACAGCAACTTGTTCGTGGCAAAGTTAAGCGTCGTGAAGTAGGTAAAATTAAAGCAGATGCTGATGCACATATGCGTCGTATGGCTGAACAGGGTAAAAACTGGGATGGTTCTAAAATTAAAAAAGCAACGAAGCCCCGTAAGGCTGCTCCTAAGAGGAAGTTGACTGTTGCTGAACAGACTGCTGCTGCTGAACGCACTATTGCAAAGCGTGAAATGGATAAGAAAGTTATTAAAGCGCAAGAAAGAACTTTGAGGGCTACTCGTCTTGGCGATGCTGCTGCTGCTAAAGGCACCAAAAAGGGTCGTGGTGGTAAAGAAATTCCTATGTCTAAAAAAGAAGTTAAAAAGGTTGTTCGTCAAGGAAATCTTGCTGGTTCGCAACGAGCAAAAGGTAATGCTACAAAGAAAGCAACTCAAATGAACCTTCAGGCTAGAATGCAGAATGCACCTGATGCTGCTTCTAAGCGTGCTGCAAGAAATAAGTTACGCAAACATCAAGATACACACGGAAACTTTCTAGGCTAGGAGATTATTATGAAACAACCAAATCCAAATCCTAAAAATGCCCTTCCTATCAAAAAATATCCTAAAAAAATGTTTAAACGCAGCGATACTGTGAGTGAGTATATGGATGACGAATCAACACGCAAAAAAACTCCTAGGAAGAAGTTGACTCCTCATACAACTCCAGAGCAAAGACGAACTTTAGAAAGACGACCATTGCCTAATGGTCGTGCAACTCCACGAGATAAACGAATTTTGCCAAGAGAGTTGACAAGTCCTACTGGTCGTGTAACTCCACGAGATAAACGAATTTTGCCACGCAAATCTAATATTATTGGTTCTACTGATTCTTTGAACACATCTCGCTTTGCTGGACCATTTAGAAACCCAAAGAATCTAACTGATTCTTTGGGTACAGCCAGTCCAGTTGCCCGTAAATATCGTAAACTAGGGAGTAAATAATTATGGCTAAGCGTGGACCTGCAATCGGTGGTTTACATTCACAAGGTATTGTGGATGATATTCTTATTCCTGTTGCTAAGAAAGTTTTTCGTGCAACAAAAAAGAATGCTTTAAATAAAGAAGTTGCAGTAATTGCTAAACGACACAAAACTTTAAGTGATGCACGGCGTGCTGGTGCTGTTAAAGAAGTGTACGGTAAAAGCGTAATTTCTCGTAAAGTTGGAAAAGCAAAAAGCACTTCTGCTGAGAAAAAACTTCGCAAAAATATGCAATCTGGCACTGAAACATCTAATTTTTATCGGAAAAATAAAGGGGACATTGGCTTGCCTACTACATATGCCCCTATTGTTCCAACTAAGAGCCGATTAACTACTATGCAGAATGAAAAACGAAAAGCAGCAATAGCAAAAATTGCAGCACAAAAAGCAGCAAAGGCTAACAGGCTTGCTCCTCCACGCCCACCTAAAAAGAAATAATTATGGCTGCTAAAAAACCACAAGATTTGCGTGACATTATAAATGCAGCAAACAAACTGTTTAGCAAGCCGTCACCACGAGGTGCTACGGCGCAGGCTAGTGCTGTTGTGTCACGGGCGCAGAATGTAAGCAACAAAAGTACACAAGCAGTTGCTAAAGGTAGCAATAAAGCAGTCGCAGGTATGACTTCTACAATGAAGTCACAACTTGGTGACCCTAGTAAGGGTTGGAAAGATGTTGCATCAAAAAGTGGTGTGTGGCTTATACCTTATGGTAAAGGTTATAAACTTGTTAACAAGGCTATAAAAGGTGCTAAATACTACAAATCAGCGAAGGCTGCTCGTGGCGCAGTTAAAGGTGCCATAGTTCTTGGTGCAGACACGGCTTTAAATACTGGTGTAAATAAACTTCCTAGTGGAAAGAAACCTTAATTATGGCTAAGGGAAAACCAGCAATCAACATCCCTCTTGATGATATTGCAAAACTAGCAAAAAGTTTAACCAAAAAATTTGGTGCTAAAACCTCTAAAAAAATACTGTCAGGTATGACAACCAAGCGTGCAGGTATGGAATATTATAAGCAATACCCAATTAACTCGTACCTAAAATACCCCACTTCTCCTGTCACAAAACCAGTCAAAAAGGCTGGTGCTGCTGTAACCAAGGCAAAGCCAAAACCCAAGGTTAAACCACAGTCTGATATTCCTACTTCTAAGCCTAGTGCTGGTATGAAACCTAAGAAGCCCAAGACTTTGTCCAAGCCTTCTAGACCTAAACGGGATTATATTCCTAAGGGTAAAACTATGGCGCAAACTGCTGCTGAGCAGCGTGCAGCGCAAAGGCGTGCTAATCAGATTCTTCGTCGTACTGGTGATGCCCCTACGCCTCGCCCAAGGGGTTCGGCTGTAGAGCCATCTAATGTTCGTGGGTCTATCATTCAGCCCCCTCGTAAGGCTACTATGCGCCCTCCTAAGCCGTCTAAAGCGTCTTACGAGGCTGATGCACTTAAGGCTGAGATTCGTGCCGATATGAATAAGTTTGGGCGTGGACAGAAGCCGAAGGGTGGGAAGCGTAAGCCTCCTCCTCCTGCTGGTGGTGTGGCTGCTAAGAAGCCTAAGAGTCCTAAGAAGCCGTCGGGTGGTGCTGCTGCTCGTAAGGCTGAGTATGACGCTATTAAATCTGCCCTTTCTAAAGCCAAGGCTAGACAGAGGGTTGGTGTTAAATAGAACAAATTACTTATTAGTATGAGTAATTCTGGTTCTATTTCTTCGCACGCCCTTGTTGGTTCTATTCCTGCACATTCGTTGTATGGGGAACCTGTTTATGGTCAACGCCCTGCTGGTGAGGGTGAGAATTCTACTTTGGCTGCTGCTTCTGGTCCTTATTTGGGGCGTGGTAATAAGTGTTCGGCTAAAGAGGATACTTGTGAGGGTATGCGTGTAAAGGATGAGGTGTTGTGTATGGGGCATCTTCGTTCGTCTAAGAAAGTGGTGAAGGATGGCGTATAAGGCTATGACGGCAGCCGATATTCGGTCTGCCGTTCGTTCTATAACTGATTTGGATTCTACTGATTTGTCGGATTCTTTGTTGGATTTGTATATTCGTGATGGTTACTACCGTATTTTGGATACTGAGAAGCGTTGGTCGTTTTTAGAGTATTCGTTTGATTTCAGTACCCGTACTGGTGTTCGTGCGTATGAATTGTCCACGCTAACTGATGAACCTATGGGGCAAATTTCTAGTATTATAGATAATCGTG